GCGTGTTTGTAGGAAGAAGTGGTGATCCACTTACGAAAAACGGTCTCTACCAGATCATTAAGCGTTTAGGGCAGTGGGCTCATGTTAAAGGCGTTAGGTGCTCACCCCATACATTTCGTCATACATTCGCCGCTTTATTCATCAAAAACGGTGGAGACATTTATAAGCTGTCAAAACTGCTAAGACACTCATCCATAGGTGTCACTGAGCAGTATTTGAAATCTCTCCAGCAGTCTGAAGTGAGGAAGGGCACTAAGTCAGTACTGGATAGCCTTTAAAGTGTTGCTGTATTCCCATGAGTGCTCTATAATGCTCTAAAGAGTCCGTACATTGACTCTCTAGCCACCTTGCACGGTGTAGTCGATAGGTTTGTTGGTTTGATATTTAAGCCCTCAGATTTTGCATTCTGATGCGATCATGGGCATTGCTAAAAATGTGAGCTTGTGGCACACTTCAGAAAAGGAGGATCTATGGATCAAACTGAGAAGCAAGAACGAGAGCGGGAAGTTGTCAATATAAAATTCTCGCCATTCCTCACGTGCACAACACAAGATTGCACGAATGATGCAACAGTTGGCAATGCATCATATGATTGTGTTGAAAGATGTTGGGTGCTCATTCCAATATGCCGTGAATGCACGATGAAGATGGCAGAAAGCTACGGGGTGGATTTGGGCAGAGACTAACTCCTTGCACGGTGGAAGACTTGACAGGCTGGATATAATAAGATTATCAAAAATACTACGCGTTCGCTGAAATTCGTAGTTTTATGAAAGTATCATCTCTCTGCCAAAGAGATGATACTCACGCGTCGATCTATAATAGTTAGCAGAGTCACACGTACTTAGTGGTTAGAGTGACTCTGCTTTTACTTTATCAGATTGCGGCATGGCAACCCCTGCAAGGGGAAGTCTTGACAGGCTGGATATAATAAGATTATCATTCCTCTGCAAAGGGATGATCTCTGAGCGCGTCTGGCCTATTGAAGATTAGAAAAGCCTGGTCACCTTTCAAGTGGCTGGGCTCTTTTTTGTGCCAAATCTGGTGAACAGTACTGGACTTGTTGCATATTGCATGGAAGTGATGTATATTTAAGCTATGAGCAATAAACCTCCTAAAAAAAATAAATCGACCACACAAGGGGTACCACGCCGTGATGTGAATGCTGCGGAACGAGTAGCTATGGCTATTGAGCTATTAAAACAAAGATTAACGTACGATGAAATAGCACGTATATGTGGATATTCTGACAGAAAGAGCGCATGGAATGCTATACAGCGTGAAATGCAAAGGCGTATTGTTCCAAAGATTGATGAGTATAGAGCACAAGAATTAGATATATTAGACAAGATACATCAAAAAGTGTGGGAAGTTGCATTTGACATAGCAGATAAAGAAGGTGATATAAAAACGAATTTATGGGCAGTTGACAGGTTACTTGAGTTATCTAAAGACAGGCGCAAATTGCTTAATTTGGATGTGAAACCTGAAGAAGAATTGGCAAATCAAAATTATGAAAAAAGAATTATATTGACGCATGTGGAGAATGACAATGGTTGATAGTGGTGTCAAGGAAACATATACAGCATATGGCAACATGAGCCGTATATTTACATGTAAAGAGCCAGAGGTTATTCTTGCAGGGCCCGCTGGCACTGGCAAATCACGCGGTATTTTAGAATATATCAATTATTTAGCCATGTCTTATCCAGGTTGTCGTCTCCTCATGGCACGTAAAACACGTAGAAGCCTTACAGAGTCAGGGATGGTCACATTTGAGCAGAAGGTGCTTCATCCTGCTCAGGGTGTCCGTTTCCATGGTAGCAAACAGCAATATCAATATCCAAATGGCTCTATTGTCGCTGTAGGAGGGCTGGACAAGGCATCAAAGATCATGTCTTCAGAATGGGACGTGATCTATTGCCAAGAGGCTACAGAGCTTGATGAGAACGATTGGGAGTCATGCAGCATTCGTTTGCGCAATGGCAAATTGCCAATTCAGCAACTCATAGGAGACGTTAATCCAGGCCCGTCCAACCACTGGATACGACAACGTGCTAGCGAGAAAAGACTGCTCATGATGGATACACGTCATGAGGACAATCCGATGCTCTTCAATCGGGATGGGTCGATGACTCCAGAGGGAGAGCGCTACATTGGCAAGCTTGATAAGCTCACTGGTGTGCGTTATGCGCGTTATAGGCTTGGACTGTGGGTAAGCGCGGAAGGCATGGTGTATGAGAACGAGTGGAACCCTGCTCGCAATATCGTTAATTATTTCAATCCTCCTGTTGAATGGGCTAGGTATATGGCTGTTGACTTTGGGTATGTTCATCCTTTCGTGTGTTTGTGGGCAGCAGAAGATCCTGATGGTCGCTTGTGGGTGTATCGGCAAATCTATAAAACAAAAACACTGGTAGAAGACCACGCAAAAGAGATCAAACGTGTGTCGAGATGGGGAGAAAAAGGCGGTGATCCGCTACCTCGCGCAATCATCTGTGATCATGATGCAGAGGACCGCGCTACTCTCCAGAGACACTTAGGACTCAATACGATCCCTGCACGCAAGACTGTCACAGATGGCATACAAGCCGTTGCATCACGATTGCGTATGGCTGGAGATGGCAAGCCGCGTCTCATGATCATGCGTGATAGTCTTGTTGAACGCGATAAAGACCTTGCATATGACAAATTGCCATCAGAGACGTCTGAAGAGGTAGAAGGGTACATTTGGGATACTCGTCAAGGCATTAAAAAAGGCGAGCATCCTCTTAAAGAACAAGACGACGGTATGGATGCATTGCGCTATTTAGTGGCATACAAAGATTTAAGGCCTTCCATTGTAAAATATGGTAACAGTATTTATTAGGAGTAACCAATGCAAGCGCCTGTAAAAACAGATCAGCCAACCTATGAAATAAGCGATGCTGATAAAAAGAGGCAAGATACAATTGCTGATGCATGGCAAGCTTATAACGGTTTGTTACCTGCTCCACTCCGAAAGATGCCTGATGGGACTGATCCAAACGTGATGAGCAATCGGTGCGCGGCTGTTGTGGATCGTGGCGTGGACTTTTTATTTGGAAAAGAGATAGAGATCACATGTGAGGAAGGCGCTCCACAAGAGGCTCAGGACTTCCTCAATGAAACATGGGGACGTAAGGAGACACGTATCCCGCTCTTGCAGAAGCTTGCCATGAACGGCGCGATAGCGGGACGTGCATTTCTTCGCATTGTCCCTGAGCCTGACAAGACCTTTCGTTTGATAGAGATTGACCCATCGATTGTTTGCGTTCAGACCGCTCCACAGGACTGTGAAACGGTTTTATTGTACTGTATCCAGTACTGCTGTGATGAGAAGGATGCGCTAGGCAAGCCTGTTAAAATGTATTATCGTGAGGAGATATCCAGGGTTGATCCTGATCAGGATGGCGATGATGGCAATCCGTTTGCAGACAAAGACGCGACTTGGAGTATCCAGCACTGGACTCAGAAATCTGTATTGGGCGCAGATCCAAAGGATACGAACTGGGTACCCGCTGGTGAGCCAATCCCATGGCCCTATTCATTCCCTCCGATCTTCAGTTGCCAGAACTTGCCAAGACCTAATGACTTCTGGGGAATGCCTGATATCACACCTGATATCATTGGCATCAACAAGGGTATTAACTTGTTGCAAAGTTGTGTTGCACTTGTCGAGATCTTGTATGGCAAACCAATTATTTATGTTACGGGCGCTGGAGAAGGTTCGATTGACTTTGATCCTGGCAAAATCATAGGCTTGCCTCTTGACAATAGCAAGATTGTGGCAGTACCTATCACGTCTGATGTGCCAAATGCGCTCGCGTTTCTCGACAATCTCCGATCAGACATTGATGAACAATCTGGAGTCCCTGGAGTGGCTACAGGTCGCATTGCGGACCTACCACATGGCAATCTTCCAGGCATATCAATAGAATTGATGCACTCGCCTCTCCTCATGAAAACAGACAAAAAGAGATGTACGTATGGAGAGCTTATAATTGATGTGTCAAAAGCGTTACTCGTTCTCAATAGCATGTCAGAAGATATTGATATCACACTTGCTTGGCAGTCACCATTGCCGCATGACGATCTTGTTAGTGTGCAAGCCGCAATTGCAAAGAGAGAGCTTGACATAAGCAACACAACCTTACAGAAGGAATTGGGTTACGATCCAGAGGAGGAAATGGAGCTGAGCAAACAAGAGGATGCTCAGAAGCTTTTGAACTTTAGCCAAGGCGTGGGCTTGCCACCCACGATGCCAGGTGTATCACCATTGCCAGGACAACCGCCCGCCGCACAACCAGGGCAGCCTACCCCCTTGCAAGGTGGAAGTCCACAACAGAAGAATTAGAGAATAGAGAGCAGAAAGAATGATGGATGCACTTGCAACAATCGGTATTTATTTGGGCTTTCTGTTGATTGGATGCGGAATAGCCTTATGGCTGGAGAGCAGAAAGATGCCATGGTAAAGATAAGCCCAAGAGAAGCTGAAGTGCTGAGATTTCTAGCACAAGGTCTCACAAACAAAGAAGTAGCCAAGAAGATGGAAATTTCTGATCAAACGGTTAAGAACCATCTTATGAGCATATCCAAGAAAACGGGTATAAATAATCGTACTCTGCTTGCTCTTTTTGCATTAAGAAATGGATATGTTACACAGGAATCAATCGATCAAACAATATCTGAATACAAAAGGAGTACCACATGAGTGATAATGCGCGTGATACACAGTTTGCAGGCTTTGCTAAGTTGCTACTTAAGGAATTGCTAGACGATATACTAGATGATTATGGTTTCATTGGAGGAAGAGAGAATTATGCAGATCTTAATCATGATCTTAGTATTTGCGAAGGAATTATAGCCCGACGCGCTTATGACTTGGCTTGCCATGCTGTAGGTCATGTAAGTGAATGGAATGCAGCAGAAATGGAAGTTGGATTTAAAACTGCTCAGGATATTGTGTCTGATATACCAGACATGATCGAATGGCCTGATGAGGGCGTGAAATGACCATTAGTCGGCTTCAATCTACTATTGGCTACTATCGTGCTCAACTTGCACGTCATGAGACAAATGCAGAGTCAATCTTGAATGCAGCTCACAAGCGCACACTGGCAACTCTTCAGCCTCATCTTGACAAAATAACAAAGCAAATAGCCGATAAGAAAGCATCAGGTGATAAGGTGCCTGTTAGCTGGCTGTATGAACAGAACAGATTGAAGACGATCAAAGCTCAGATTACTGGGCAGATTGATCATTTTGCAGCTCTTGCTCAGACGGCAGTAACGCAATTGCAGCGTACAGCCGTAGAGCTTGGCACACAATCAGCTCAGGATCTCTTGCAAGCCACCGTTTCGATTGGGGTCGATTATTCGTTCGTTCTTCCTCCTCCAAGTGCCATAGCGTCGATTGTGGGCGCAAACCAGAAGGGTTCTCCGCTTGCAGATCTCTTCAATGGCTTTGGCACGGAAGCATCAGACAAAGCTGGTCAAGCGCTCGTGCTAGGCATCACTCTGGGTGAGAACCCAAGGCGCATAGCAGGAATGATCCAGAATGCACTGGGCATATCGAGAAATCGAGTATTAACGATTGCAAGGACTGAAATGCTTAGAGCATATCGTCAGTCCGCATTGATGAACTATAGAGCTAATAGTGCAGTAGTTGAGCAATGGATGTGGAATTGCTCTAAATCACCACGCACCTGTGCAGCTTGTCTTTCTGAAGATGGATCGGTACATGATTTAGATGAAGAAATGGAAAGTCACCCAAATTGCAGATGTAGTGCAATTCCAGTAACGAAGTCATGGTCGGATATCTTGAGTGATACAGGTATTGACACTTCAGACATTGAGGATATCAATTTTGACGACATGCAGACGGGCTCTGAATGGTTCGATGAGCAGGATGAGAGTGTGCAGAGGCAAATACTAGGTGACGCACGGCATAATCTGTATGCAGACGGCACGCCACTCAGTGCATTTGTGGGTAGATCCTATAGCTCCGATTGGGGAAAATCAATTTATGTGAAGAGTGCAAAGGATGTAAACTAACATGGATATATGGTTAGAGTGTGGTAGCTGTTTTCAGACCATAAGAAAGATTGCGAGTAATGAGGATAGTGTTACCATGACAATTGGTGTTTTTGATGATTATATTTGCTCCCATTGTGGAGAAACTGAGGATTTGCGCTTAATAGCAGTCGTTCATCAACCTCAAATAGTTGAAGCACAGAAAGGGGCCAATTAACATGGCAAACCCAATGCCGATTAACGGCAATCTGCAACAGCTACCGACGTTTCCACAGATCAATTTGAACATCATTCCGCAAGGCATGAGTATCACGATTGCACTTGGCCCGACAACTGCAATCAGTCAACTTATCGATGCTAGCACCATGGATGAGGTGACAAAAGCATGGCGAGACTCTCGAAAGACTACGCATGACATTATACGTGCTGTGCAATCTAGCAAGATTTAGGGGTTAGAATGCCAAAGATTGACATGAGCAAGAAGATACAGAAACGTCGCACTGAGCAAGAAATGCGGATGGCGCTTGCCCATTTCTGTGATGGCAATCCAGAGCGATGCATTCCTCCCCAAGTGGATGACTCCGATATCATCTTGAATGATGCCATCGAAGAGCTTCTTGAATTGCGTCAAGAGCGCGAAGACGTGCGTGCCTTCGTTCAAACCATGCACGCAAAGATGAATAGGAGATAGCCACCCTGCAAGGGGAAGATGACAAATCGACAGCCGATTGACTTGACAAATAGAAAAGGATGACTCCTAAAACTTTGTAGCTTAGGAGTCAAAGGAAGCTAAGGATTTGACTCGAAAGGTGTGTTACCAGTGATTTGTGAATGGCAGTTGCGGCAAAGGGAGATTAGGTTGCTGATCTGGTTTGCTTCTTCATATCGATTTAATCCAAATTCACGAAAGTCTCGAATATGATGTACATCCAGTTTTCTGCCATTATCGCGTTCTGTTTTGCCGCATTGTTGGCATGCATGGTTATCACGATCCCTTGCGATGCGGCGTTGGCTATGCCAGTTTGGCCCGTAGTAGTTTTTATCTCGCCCGCCTTTCCATTGAGGATTGTTAGGTCCGCATTTGGGAACGAATGCTATTGTTCGACATTTTTCACTGCAAAATTTTGCCTTCTCGATTTTATAAGGCTTAACGTAAAAAGGTTTTTCGCATGTTTCGCAATTTTTAGTGATGCCTGTGCGTGGAGCATGATTGTTGCGATAGGGCTTGCGAGGTTTTTCTGTTTTGTATGTGGTACTGCCAAGATATTTGTTTCCTATTGTTGCTTGACGGTGTTTTTCTCGCATATCCTCACTAATAAAGGATGCTCCTGGAAACATAGCTTTGTAATCTTTAGTTGTCATGCTATGCATGTTCAAGTGCAAATTCCCTATTCTTTGCACTTGCTTTCCGCAAACAAGACATGTTACGGTGCTGGTTGCAGATTGGTTAAAAAGAGTGAGCTGAACAGGGGGATTTTGTGGTATACTTTCCATTGCTTGAACCTCTTTCTCAGGTTTGAGCCACGCCTCCGGTTGTTATCAGCAACGCGGGGGCAAAACGTTGTTTATAAACCCAAGTATATCATATTTTGTGTTGCTTTGCAATGCTTTATGCGGTAAAAGGGTTATTAATATATAGTCGATTGACTTGAATTCTTGTATTGTTGTCAACCGCTTGACAATATATGGAAAGGTAGAGTATACTTAATGACAACTACAGAAAATACATCCTCAGCAGAACCCCAGGCGGGATCTACTGCGAACAGTCTACAGCCCCAGGCGGGCGCAAGAATAACTCCTCCAGAACCCCAGGCGGGTGAAGGTCAAGAAAACATTTCTCTTGAGGAAGCTAAAAAATTACGATCGGAAGCATCTAATCTTCGTAAGCGGCTAAAAACATACGAAGACTCAGAAAAGGAAACAGCAGAAGCGAAGCGTTTAGCAGAAGAAGCGCAATTAAGCGAGATAGAGCGGACAAAGAAACAATTCTCAGATCTTCAATCCGAATATGATACATTCAAGAAACAGATGCAAGACCGGATTGTACGTTATGAGATTGAAGCACAGGCAAGCAAGCTAGGCATCATTGACCCAGAGGCAGCATCAGCATTATTGAACAGATCCACACTTGAATATGGTGAGGATGGCACTCCCAACAATGCAGAGAAGCTTCTGAAGGACCTGATTAAGAACAAACCCTACCTAGCACCTAAGCCTGTTGATCCACCCAAAGAAGAACAGCCTGCTCCACCCGCGCAAACTGCTAACCAGCAACGACCACCGATGACACCAGCTATGAACCCAGGTCGCTCTGCAATTTCGACGCCCAACACAGCTCCTCAAGGCCCGTACAAACCCCCGTCGTGGAACGATGTCTACCAGAAGTAGCCCAGGAGTCCGTTAAGCTCCTGGCAACAGGAGCTTAAGCGATGGCAATTGCAGCAAACACCGTAACGCTTGCAGATTATGCGATGATGGCAAATGCGCCTCTTGTCCAGAGAGTGACATTTTCGCTTATCCAGTATGAAAACATCCTGCAAGACATTCCGATGATCTCCAAGAAGAGCTTCACTATCAATGGCACGCGCTTTGATGGCTCTTCCCTCCCAACGGTCAACTGGTCTCAGTTGAATGCGGAACCTGTCACCACGAAAGCCACTCCAGCACCTTATCAGGAACAAGCATTCCTTCTCAGAAACACAATAGACGTAGACAAATACATTGTGGAGGAAGAGAATAGCATTGTCGATCCTAGAGGCATTCAAACAGAAGCATACTTACAAGCGCTCACCTATGATGTGAACTTCAAATACTTCAACAATGATCATATCACTGGTGATGTTAATGCCCCAATTGGCTTGAAATATCGCATCAACAATGGTGCGCTCTACGGTGTCAGGTCTGAAAACAAGATCGATGCAGGCGCCGTGAACCTCTCGCAAGCTGGTGCAACACAAGCCACAGCTAACAAGTTCCTAGAACTTCTTGATCAGCTCCTGTGGTCGGTTGACGCTCCTGATGGAAGTGGTGTCACGCTCTACATGAATGATGTGATGAAACGCCGTCTAAATTTCCTGCTCAGATTACTAGGTACAAGTGGTGGTCTTTCAACTGCTCAAGACCAATTTAACCGCACGATCAGCATGTACAAAGGTGCTGTGATCAGAGATCCTGGACTTAAGGCAGATCAAACCACAAAGATCATCACCAATACAGAGGCTACAGACGGTACCGATCCAGGTAACAGCACAAACACATCCATCTATGCGGTCAATTATTCGGAAAACCATATGACAGGTTGGCAGTTTGGCCCGCCAAACGTGCAGGATCTTGGCTTGATCAATAACGGCGTGATTTATCGCACATTGATTGATTACGCTGTAGGTTTTGTAAATGTATCGACACGCTCTATTGGTCGTTTGTACGATATCAAGATAGCTTAATTTGGCATAATGCCAGAAAGGATACGATTATGCCAACTGATGCTTTAATCACGCTTCAAGCTAGCGTTACCAAGACCGCAACGTTTCAATCTACTGCTATTGATCTGAAAACAGGCACACCGCGTAGAGGACTTAAAGCGCGTGTCATCTACTCAGCAGCTACAAATGCATCAGGATCTAACACTGTTGCATTCACTATTGAGCACTCAGATGACAATAGCACTTTCTACACACTGTCAAGCGGTGTTGAAAATAACGTTGCTCTTTCGACAACTGCTCAGAGTGGAGAGTTTTATATCCCATTCGAAACAAGCAAGCGCTATGCTCGTCTTGTAGCTACATTCTCAGGAGCAGGTTCTACGCCAACTATCACATACGGTGGTGAAATCAGCTTGTCACGTCCATAACCATCAAAGAAAGGAGAATCACCAATGGCAGTACGCCTGTCAATGACAAATTTGATCACACGTGTACGCGTGCTCATTAATGATCCATTGGGTGCTTCTCAAGTCTTTGACGATCAGACAATTCAGGACATCATGGATGAAAGCCGCGAAGATGTTGTTAATCGTTCTCTCCTTGCGAAACCAACATTTAGCGGCTCCACTATAAGCTACCTGAATTACTACTCGCAATATGGCGGATGGGAAGACGACTATGTTTTGAAGCAATACATGACAGTAACGATAACACCGTCTGCTGTTGAACCAATTGCAGGGCATTTTGCCTTTAGTGCATCTACTCTTCCTCCTGTGTGTATTACAGGCAAGCTGCATGATGTCTATCGCGCGGCGGCGGACTTGCTAGAGCGTTGGACCGCAAAATGGGCACTGGCTTACAGCTTCTCAAGCGATGGGCAATCATTCCAGAGGCATCAGGCAAGCCTTTCTTTGCTCAACCTGGCAAAGCAGTACAGAACTAAGCAGAGGCCGCGTATGGTCAATGTGATGCGATCTGACCTAACAGGAGGAAGTTCGAACGAGCTTACGTTGGGCGCTCAACCCATAGATTATATGGCATCAGGAAATGGCTAGAAAAAGAAGCAAGGCATCCACCTTGCAAGGTGAAAGTATGAGTGAGTCTACACCCGTGATTGGGCAAAAGGTGTACTACATCGATCATAGAGGCACACAGGGCGTTTTGACAGCTACCGTGCAATCTCTTGGTGATGATGGCAGTGTTGAGCTGAGTGTGCAGGATATTAATGCATCTGGTGGATCTTTCATCGTGATGGCATCTCTGCATGGTGAGGATGGCAAGCCAGGCACTTGGTATCTTCCCAAATAGGAGTAGATATGCTTTCTGCATCTGAACTTGCATCAATTCAATCGACTGTTGCATCTGCTCTTGACATATCTATCCCGCAGTACAGAAGCGCAAAAATGCTCGATACCTATGGACACACAACAAATACCAGAGTGCTTATTGGCAATATTAAATGCAATATTATCAAGCCAAGTGCAAGTAAGCTTCAGTTGTTTGCAGAGATTATAGGCTCTCAACAAGCTATTATGCTCCGCATGATGCAAACGGAAGATGTGCAAGAAGGTGATGAGTTCCTGTACAACGATCTGTATTGGGTTGCAAATAATATACAGGATGCTGAGTCGTATACGGTTACAAAGGAAGTTCTGCTAACGGTGAATGTATGAGTGAGTCATTTAATCATTTTGATAAGGTGTCAGACGAATTGATAAAGGCTCTTGGGGATGTGGTCAGTAAAACTGCATTCGACATTCAAGCACTGGCTGCATCTAACGCACCTGTCGATACTGGATTTCTGAAAAATAGTGTTTATACAGTAACCTCTAAAAGCAGTAATTATGATGGTAGTGGCGGTGAGAAGATGCTGAGTGAAACACCAGTACCAGATAATGACTTAACTGCATACGTAGGAGTAGGGGCAAATTACGGTATTTACCTAGAATATGGGACAGTTCATCAACCTGCACAACCATATTTGACACCAGCAGTTGAAAGTGTCTTTCCTGCATTTGAAGCTGCAATAGAAGCAATTGATGACAAGATAAGAGGCGTTTAATGGCAGAAACGGCGCAAGCGTTCAAATGGGTAGTTGCCACCTTGCAAGGGGATAGCCAATGGGTAGCCGCAAGCACGGGCGGTGTATGGCAAGGATTTGCAGACATAGGGACGACTTCGCCCTACACGCTTGTAACTGCCCCATCACCAGGATCGGATGTGCTCACGATGGCCGTCAAGCGGCTCTTTACAAGGATCACATTGCAGATTAAGGCGATTGGCCCAATGAGCAA